ATCATGATTATTGATGCTAAAGATGAAGAAACTGCTAAACTTGAGTATATTAGAACTTTCAATCTACCTGAGTTCACTATAACAAAAGGTATTACTATTGATAATGATTTTGCGGGGTTGATAACATCACCAATCCGCAAGATAATTACTAAGTATAGGAGTGGTAATTCTGATGTCTCTCTTATAAGTTATTGTAATTCTATACACACGAAGTATGATTGATGACTAGAAGTTGTGATGGATGTACCGCATGTTGTGAAGGTTGGCTATGGTCAGAAGCATATGGTAAAAAGTTCTGGCCGGGCCGTCCATGCCATTTTAAGGGTGAGAAAGGTTGTACCATATACCATGATAGACCTGTTGATCCTTGTAAGAATTTTACCTGTGCATGGATTAAAGACGATTATTTTCCAGCATGGATGAAACCTAACCTAAGTAAGGTATTGATAGTAAATAGACATGATAATGGGCATGACTATATTGAGTTGTATGAAATGGGTGAGAGATTAGATTCCAGAGTCCTATCTTGGTTCTTTATGGAATTTTCTGCCGGTAATATTAAAAACCTAAAGTATCAAATTGATGGTGGTTGGAATTATATTGGTGATATAGATTTTATTAACAAGGTTGGCAAATGACAGATGTAAGCATTTGGGATATAGATGGTATAGAAGTTGATAAAATTCATATCGATGATACTATAATCCCTGTTAATGGGAGAGTTTCTAAAGGTAAAAACTCTTATTATAAAGGTGTGGGTGTTGTATATACTGGCCATAATCTGTTTCCAGTAAAACCTGAAACCAATATACATGGATATTCAATATTACAACCTTCTACCGTTTTCTATATGGGTCCCCATGTCTCTAAGCGGGTATATGAAGGTAAAGTTGGTATCTTTAGAGAACCATATCAGCCACAATTCAACGATTGGATTGGATCTTGTGGAGTTAAAGAACTATCACTGATTGAAAACTCGGAAGACTTTGAGTTGTCCTCAGTAGAGTTTCTTAATGTGGTGAACTATGATAGTGATAATCAACAATATTATTTTGAGTTAGATTATCTATGCAATCGTAAGAAATATTTGGATGAAGGTGATCCCATTAAATTAAGAACTCTACTAGACTATATGGTTGTTAATAACTGGAATTTTATTTGGGATAAAACTTCTATCACCGATATATCTTATGATGGTCGAGTTTCTGATATAGCAGACTTGTTTCAATCTAAGTATGGGCTACATCATAAACTTGGAAGCGTATATTCTGTTCTTTACAGTTTAGGTAATATAGATCATGACAAGTATTTGGAGTTTGTTAAGTTGAATGGTATGGAACATGAAAACTCTATGTATTACGTCCTTAACAGTATTGAGATACTAAAACAAAACGGAGTTGATGTTACAGAACTTTTTCCACACTCTGATCAATATGATAATTATAAACACACTGTTTTAAATTATCTAGTGACAGGTAAGAATTGTGGTGATTGTTGTTACTTAGACGTAGGAGAAAAAATCCGTAAGGCATATGTAGTTAGAGCTAAAAAGCAGTTTGGTATAGTGGACTAATATAAAACAGCATCTTGGAGAATGAAATGAATAAGATTGCGTTACTAATTCTTACTACCGGTTTCCTTGCATCTAACTTTGCAAATGCCAAAGAAACACCAAAGACTAGCCCAAATGAGCAGATAATTTGTTTAACCAACACAGAGTTGGATAAAATGATGGTTGATAAAGGCTATGATATTCTCCTTAATATGACAAACAACCAAGGTGTTGTTGAATCTGTCTGGACCAGTGGTCAATCAATCATCATTACCGCCGCGGTACCAAAAGAACAAAAAAGCTGTTTACTTGCTGTGATGTCAGATGTAACTTTTAATCCTAAGGCTATCGAAGAAGTTTGGGAAACATATAAGAAACAGACCAAGCAAAAAGATATATGATATCAAGGAATACTAAATAGATTTCACAGGCTTGCGAATTTGCGGTCTGTGTAAAAAATGCCAACGACTGCGAATGTACCAGCGTTGGCATCCAACCTCGGCTCCTCGTCAGGACTTTCCCTAAAACATCCTCACATTTCATTAATCTTTCGTCACGGTGAGAATGTGCGTGGAGTCGCATAAACAGAAAGGTACTACTATGAAGAAGATTTTATTTGCTTTATTTACGGTACTTGCGTTATGCGGTATCGCAGAGGCAAGAAATCAATATTCAAACAATCACGTTACTGAGGAAACCGATCCACTAGCCGATATTTTAGGTGGAGAAGATTGGGCAGTCTCACCTCAGCCACGTTTTAATAACAAGAGACAGGCTAGAGCATATAGTGAGGAGCAAGAAACTAATTGGGGTTTCGGTCATGCTTCAAACTCCTTAGTCGCTCTAGGCTATGACTTGCAGCGTAGAGGCTTCCGTGTATCGGAGCATCCATCATTTGGAGGAGTCCATCATGTCCATCATGGTTGGGCTCACTACGCTGGCCGTGCTATCGACGTAAATGTGGGTCGTGGCGTGGTTGAAGCACGTTCTGGACATGCACATCGATTTGACCAACTTGCGGCTGAACTTAGGTCGGAGGGCTACACTGTATTGTGGCGTGTGGCTGGTCATTACAATCATATGCACATTCAGCGATAAAAAAAAAGGGCGGGTAAATCCCGCCCTTGAATTTTACATTTTTGGAATTCTAATTTCCACTCTTGGGCCCCATCCATTATCTCCCATTGATTGATTAGATGAAAATGGCCAGACAATTGCTTTATCAGGTATGATCTTTGTATGAAACTGTCTCCATACATTGTACCAGTCACCTTCAATTTGTTTAAGTTGACCAATCTCGTTTCTATCAACATCCTGTCGATGTAGAACAGTCCCATCGTCCATTTCAAATGCAACAACCCAACCATCCCAATCTTCATCAGGAATAGACTTTTTATAAACATCCAAGCAATGTCTAAAGATGTTCAAGAAAGAGTCGGTGTATGCCTGTTCTGTGGCATATGTAGTGTTTGGTGGATCAAAGTAACTCAAAGTATATTGTTGAACAGCACGGTCTCCAAAACGAATGCCGGCGTAACGTTCATATTCTTCTTTGGTTCTCACTGTGCCGAATCCATAATCACCAAAATCGGTAACGTGAGTAGCACCATCAACACCAAGTAGGGACTTAGCTCTCTTTAGAGAAGCGACATTCAAGGTTTCCCATCTCTTGTTTTCATCCCAGTGACGAATACGACCCTTACGAGTATATTCATGCCAAGCGATAATCTGGTTTGGAATGAATAGATCGTAACCATGTGTGAACGCACGGACCGCTAGAGTGATTTCTTCTCCATGGAAATAGAGATTTGGATCGTATGGTACTTCTTTGTTAAACTCACCTAGTGTAAAAACGAAATGAGCCGAGAAGAACCTGGTCGGCACTGGTTTTGTTCTGCTTTCCCAATTTTCCAATACTGCGGGAAGCATAAAGATAACACCCTCTGGGGTGAAGCGGTCAAAATTCAACTTCCAGATTTCTTTAACCCTCTCTTGAGGATCATTCTCTGGGTTATAAGATGGAAGATAAGCTGTCAGAAGAGGTTTCTTATGTCCATCAGCTTGTAATTGTGTGATCATATTTTTACATTTGGTATCCCATCCCTTTACGAATCGGTGATGTGAATCCAATTGTAGAGTATATTGTTCATCGGTATATTTTGATTGGACTAAGCTGCGGGCCCAGCAGGTACCATCAGACTTATCGTATGGTATGTCGATAATCTTGAAACGATCATCTGTGACAAACTCTTCGAGAGTGTCCCAATCATCTTCTTCCGAGTGTTGCCAAGCAATACTGAATACCAGGTTCTCCGGTTTATCTGCTCTCTTAATACACTCTCTAATTGTAGTTAAAAGTTCTGGGTCACGGTAGGAAGCAATAGAAATAAAAATCTTTTCATTAGCGGTCATATTTTTCACCTCATATAAATAGTATTGTTCATACTAATAGTATATAGTAATGTTGTGGAGATAAACAATGGTTGATTTGAAAACACCCTTTTTAAAGATGTTGAAAATCTCAGAAGAGAGGTTGGACATCTGTAGAGTTTGTGAATATTTCGATGAAGAAAGAAACAAGTGTAAGAATTGTGGTTGTTTCATGGATTTTAAGACGATGATACCGTTTGAGAAATGTCCTATTGGAAAATGGGGCAAAGTAGAGAAAGAAAAGGAAGAGTAATGTTTTTATTTTCCGATTATTGGCCACAACCAAAAGTTGGTGAGTTGGCAGTATTTGATTTTGGCCTCGGTGCTGATAACAAACCATATTCATTCATTGTTTGGAACTCAGGTGATAACAGACATTTTTATCAGGAAGATTACCATGATAATAAATGGCAATCAACTTGGCATAATGACTATTTTGATAAAAGAGGTATTGTAGAAACCGCAGATGATTATCCAAAGTATTCATATCAGATATGGACCAGTTATAGAACAACATCATTTAAACCTGGTAAAGAAATCCTTTGGGGTGGTACTCAGGAAATTGGTGAGGAATTTAATGCACCTTGTGATATTGATTCCTTACGATCAACAAAGTTTGAAGCACCTACTAAAGGTAATCAGAGAGTAAAGTTTTGTAGTCTCAAGAAAGATATACTGGAGATTGAATACGACCAGACCTGGGGTGGTAAACCACCTACTGGTTGGAGAGCGTTCCATAAGAAAGGTGTTGGTATCACAAAGATCATTTGGAGATACAAAGGACAAGACGTTGGTAATCCTATACCAGCAAAGGTAAACACCATTAAAGGAACAATCAAAAATAAATATCCTGTTATTGGTTGATTTTTTAGCTTAACTCTGATATAATGTATTATGAAAAAAGTGAATGAAGGAATACTCCACACATTGGCAAAAGTTGCCGAAGCTAACGATGATAGTAATATCCGTTTTGCTGCGGCAATTGTCCGCGGAAATAAGATTATATCTATTGGATTTAATCGTAACAAATCTCATCCTTTTCAAGCAAAATTTGCTAAGAATGAAATGGCCATTTTTCTCCACGCGGAAGTCCATGCCATAAAAAATGCATTAAGGGAAATTAGTGTGGATGAACTTTCAAAGTGTGACATTTATATCACACGGGTAAAAAAGAAAAAAGCAGGTGATAATCATTTTGTTTGGGGTTTGTCTAGACCTTGTCCCGGTTGTGAGAAGGCCATAACAGAATTTGGTATTCGTAGAACTGTTTATACATGCGATGAAACTGGAAACTATGAGGTAGTATAATGAGTGAGAAGCAAATTAGAAAATATGAACTTGAAGACTTGTCGGAAAAGATTGGATATGTCTCGTTCACTAGAGTGGACATACCAAAAGGTGGCAAAGTAATTGATGTATCAGTAGTGGATGATAAAACATATTTACACGTTATTTGCAATCCTAATCATAAGAAGAAAGAACGATGGTTCGCTACTTTTGAAGAGAATATGCCGATGGAAGATTATGAGAAGAAAACTTGTGAATATATTGGGAGAGTTAATGTTATGCCAGAACTGTATGTTTTTGAGGTACATGACTGACAACCGCAGGTGGTTGACATTTTCCCTAAGACCAGTACCATACCTAAATAGGATAGAAAACTTCCTACAGAGGGTAGAATAATGAAACTATCAGTTGCCGATCTTTTCAAAAAATACACCAAAGGTCCGCTTGCTGGCCAGCCGAGAATGATTAAATTCGCGGAGAAATTCAAGAATGGTGAAGAATTTGAATTGGACGACGGAAAGAAAGTTAAACTTCTTTTCAATAAAATGCAACATAACATGATGATTGATGCAACAAAATATCCTGGAAAGTACCAGAGAGATTTACAACTCGCTAGATTTGCCGCACTTGATGGTAGATCATACTATAAAATCACCAACTTCAAGAAAACTGCTGAGTTTGATGGAAAACCAGATAGGCCTCCTGCTGGTATTGAAGGTGAGACCAAAACCGTCAATAGAATTAATATCATACTTAGTAATATCATAAAGAAGCACAATTACAAGAATGGTGTTCCCATTATCTGTAAAGGTGTAAAGTATTATGCTGTATCTTGCATGAAGGTACCAGGAACACCTAAGGCTGATCTTGCATTATTAGACAAGAATGGTAAAGAGGTTGTTTGGATCTCATATAAGATGGGTCGTTCTGTTAAAGACTTCCAACAATGGGGTGGAATAGCCGATGCTAGGATGCAGGCATTCCCACAAGTTCAAGAGTTCATTAAGAGAATGAAACTCCACTTTCCTAATGGTCTACAGAGGGGACAAAACGCAGGTATGCATATCACAGGTCCAAAATCTTCTCTTATTAAGAAAAAAGCCGTATATGGTATCGACTATGAACCAGGTGCTACATTAGGAAGAAACAATGTAAGTTTTATTGTTCAAGGTCGTCTTGACATTGGTGAAACTTCTGGTGGATATACTATAACCAGCACTACTGCACATGCATACGAAAACGGTACAGCATTGAAGTCTTCGGAAGATCCTATCTTTTTCGCTAAGTATACCAGTGATCGTAATGATGGTGGTGTTAAAGCCGCCCGCATGGTTATTAACCCATATGGTCAGACAACAATTAAAGAATGGTTAGACGATTGATCAGATTTTCACAACATTTAAGAGAAGCTGCCGCGGAGAAAGACCGTCATCTAACACACATTGAAGATGCTGTGTTAGAAGGAGGAGTTGCTGGCACTCGGAACGCCATACAATTTCTAATCTCTCTCCGTGATATGTTTGCTGATGATGGTAAAACTATCTCAGAAGCTAGAGGTGGTTTAATTCTTCGAACTAAGTTCGATGGCGCGCCCGCACTCTACGCAGGAATAAATCCTGAAAATGGAAAATTCTTCGTAGGTTCTAAAAGTATCTTTAATAAAGGTGCTAAACTAAATTATACACAAGCAGATATTAGAAGAAACCATTCTGGTGGATTAGCAGACAAGTTATCGCTTGCATTAAAATATCTACCAGAATTAGGCATCAAAGATATCATTCATGGTGATTTTATGTATTCGAGAGATGAACTAAAATCGGAAACCATAGATGGTAAAAAATATATTACTTTTCGTCCAAATACTATTACTTATGCTGTTCCTGAGGGTACAACACTCTCTCGCCAAATACTTTCTTCTCGAATGGGAATTGTTTTCCACACTACTTATAGTGGTGCCACTATGTCTACTCTCCAAACTCATTTCGATGTTGATGTTGGGAGGTTAAGGGCATCTAAGAATGTTTGGTATCGTGAAAATAAATTTATGGATGTTACCGGTGCTGCTAGATTAACAAAAGTGGAAAATGATAGACTATCTCTTATTCTCAAAGAAGCTGGTTCCCTATTCAGAACAATTCCATCTTCATTACTCAATGAGATTTCTACTAATGAAATGTATCGTGAACCAATAATGACATATTATAATCAAAAGGTTCGTGCTGGCCAGCAACACATGGGTGCAGGTCATATAAATGATATTATTAAATTTATCACCGATAGATTCAATAAGAAGATATCGGAAGCTAAGATGCCTGCTACTAAAGCAAAGCGTAAAGCTGAAATGAATTTAATTATTAAATGGTTCAGATCACATTCTGGTAATCTCAAGATAATATTTAAATTACAGAATATGTTGATTGATGCTAAGTTGATACTAATTCGAAAATTTAATCAAGTAAATGATATAGGTACATTCGTTCATACACAAGGTGGAGGATATCGTGTTACTAGTCCTGAAGGGTATGTTGCTGCTTGGAGTTCTGGTGGTGATGCTGTTAAGTTAATTGACCGAATGGACTTCAGTAGAGAAAACTTCTTAGCTGTAAAGAATTGGGGAAAATGAAATCATTCTTAGAATATTTAACGGAATCAAAAGGTAATATGACGCTCAATATTTTTGATATTGATGATACACTATTTATGTCGTCTGCAAAAACTACCGTTATAAAGAATGGTAAAGTGATTAGAAAATTAGACACAAAAGAGTTGTTACAGTATAAATTAAAACCTGGTGAGAAATATGATTACTCTGAGTTCCGTTCAGGTAAACATTTCTATGATACTGCCACACCTGTTGAAAAGATGATTAGACGGGCTCAACAGACGGTTCATGGTGAAACAAACTCTAAAACCATAATCATTACCGCAAGATCAGACCTTAAAGATAAAGACCTTTTTCTACAAAAGTTCCGTGAGCATGGTTTCCCAATTGATCAAGTCCATGTGGAACGTGCTGGTAATGTTAGAAGTAAAGGGACCAACTCACCATTATCGAAAGGTGTTGTTATTCGTAAGTATATTGCTACTGGCCTATATAATAAAATACGGATGTGGGATGATCACCCAGGCAATCTATCATTATTATTGAAACTTGGTAAGATGCATCCAAAGATTTCATTTGAAGCATATTTGGTAGATGCTGAAAAAGGCACATCAACGAGGTATACGGGATGACCGATACACCAGAAAAGAAACCATTTTCTATCGTAGGCACTATTAAAAAGATTGTCCGTAAAGTTAGAAAAGATAAAAAATATAAATAATTAACCAATAAACCCGCAGAGGGAAAATGAAAAAAATAGTATTTACATTCGGCCGTTATAATCCACCAACAACTGGCCATGCAGAACTAATCAATTATGCGGTAAGATTAGCACATAGAACTGGTGCCGATCATCGTATCTATACCTCCCAATCACACGACTCATCTAAGAATCCTCTAGCACCAAGACAGAAGATGATGTTTTTGCGCCAAATATTTTCTGGTGTCAATTTCATTGATGATCCAGCAATGAAAACCGCCTTTCATATCTGTAAGAAATTGGCAGAAGAGGGTTATGAGGATGTGGTATTCGTGGTTGGTGATGACCGTGTAGCAGAGTTTTCAAACTCACTTGGTAAGTATGTTAAACCAAGAACTGCTAAAGGTTTCAATCCTAAGATCCATTATCCATTTAAGAAGTTTAAGGTGGAGTCATCGGGTGCTAGAAAACAAGGCATTTCCGGTACCGATCTTCGTGCGGCCGTTCGCAAAGGTGACTTTGCTACTTTTGCTAAAGCCTCGGCTGCTAGAGACAAAACATTGGCTAGAAAGATTTTTGCTGCAACAAAAAAGCAGTTAAGTGAAGATGTGGAAATTTTAGAAGTAACTACTAGAGATATGCATAAGCATCTTACATCAAAAGGATGGACCTTAGAAAGAAAAGGTAAAAGCCACGACCTCTATTCACATCCACAATCTAAAGGTCGTCGCATTACCTTACCTAGACATCCTGGTGAATTAGATAGACGATTACAAAAAGAGATTGATAAACAAACAGATAGATATATTAGAGAAGAGAATAATGGAATATCTCGTAAAGAGTTTCATGATAAACTAAAATCTTTTGTTGATTTTACTTGTGAGAAACTAGGTATTGATGAAAAACCTTCAATTAGATATAAAGAAGATAGTAAAGATGGTCAACAGCCTTCATTTGGTGGATATGCACCTCATACAAAAGAATTGGTTGTAGTATCTAAGAACCGTCACCCAATGGACATTTTCAGAACTGTAGCTCATGAGTTAGTTCATCATAAGCAAAATGTAGATGGTCGATTAGGTAAGAATATTGAACAAGAAGGTGCTACAGGTTCAGATATTGAAAACGAAGCAAACGCAGAAGCAGGTAAAATTATGCGTTATTTTGGAAAAGAAAATCCATTTTACTTCGATATGCAATATGTTACAGAAAATAGAGCTATTCTATTAGGTGGTGTACCGGGTTCCGGTAAAGATAAAATCCTAAAAGAAGCAATTTTACCATTAGGTTATAAAGAATATTCACAAGAAAACTTCTGGGCTCACCATGCTACAGGAGAAAATCTTGTTATTAACGGAACGATGTCTGGATATGAACAGACAAAACAAATCAAAGATATACTAGAGAGTGCCGGCTACGAAACTATTATGGTCTTTGTCAATACCTCCAATGAGGTGTCGAAACAACGAAACGAAGCCAGATCCGGCACTGGTGGTCGTGTAATCACTGAAACAACTAGATTTGCTAAGTGGAAGGCCGCCCAAGATAATCTTGATAGATATGATAGTTTATTTGAGAAAGTTATAGAGGTTAAGAATGATTTTAATGCTGATGATCTAGGAGAGACCTGGTTTAAGCTCATTGAATCAATTTCTAAAGAATTGCATGATTTTACATTAACTGAATCGGATCGCAGATTTGAAACGATGTTGAATGAGGTTGGTGGTGCAGGCAATTGGGGAACCACAAAACTTACTCGCAGATATCAGAAAGATACTCCTGGGCAGTTATTTAGCAAACCACAACCCATGAAAGTATTGAGACTGAAGGCGAAAATGAAAGAAGATAATAATACCTCACTGAAAACTCCAAGAATTTCTCCAGGCAGTATGCCTATTGGAGGAGATAGAATTGGTGATGAAATTGGGCTTCCAAAGTCACCAACATTTGGAGATAATCAAACAATTCCAACCATTGGTAATAGTGATCCTATTGCTAGATGGATGATGAAAGAAGAAACCAAGAAAAAGTTTCGTGAGAGATATGGTTCTCTTGCGGAGCAGAAAATTAAAGAAACTGCATCTAGACTGGCAAAATGTGAAAGTTTGGATGACCCTTATACAGGTGGAATGTCCGATGTATCGGTCACAGGTGGTCCTCCAGAAGATGTTATGTATGGTGGTAAAAGAATGGTCGGAGCAGACCAAGAAAAAACCAGCCTATTTGGGAAAAGAAAAAGACTAAATACCAAAAAGAAATAAATAATTATTAAATAAACTTTTAAAGGAACCAAAAATGTTTAATAACCCATTTCTAAAGAAAGACCCTCTTTTAGAGGCTGTCAAAGGAGCCATGCAGGATGGCGATATCCGTCGTCAGGCTATTGCACATGTAAACGAAGAGTTTGGTGTGTTTAACCGTAATGGTCTAGTTCGAGAAAACCTTGCTGCTTATGATGCTCGTATTGAAGAGGTCTATAAATCTATGAAGGAAAATGAAGAAGATGATGAAGCAATAAGACAAATTCAAAGTGGTGTAAAAGTCACCAGAAAAAATAGCGATGGATCAGTAACAGATTTAGGTAGATCAAAAGAAGGTGCTGCAAATGACGCTGCGAAAAAAGCAGCAAGAGAAATGCAGAGTTCTGGAGGTTATACTCCTGGTGGATCATCCTCATCAGGTTCCTCATCAGGTTCCTCATCAGGTTCCTCATCAGGTTCCTTATCAGGTTCTTCAAGTTATAGCCGAGTTAATAAATTTGAAGAGGCATATAAGTGCATGAAAGAAGGTAAGCCTCTTTCTCCAAAACAAGAAAAAATGGCTGCTATTGCTGGTGATCCAAAGAAGATTGATGCCGCAGACCTTAAAGCTCTCCGTTTTGGTAAGAAAATGAATGAGAAGAAAGGTTGCTACGAAGAAGGCAATGATGGTAACCTTGCTAACAATTATCCTCCATATGACAAAGTAACCCGTGGTGATGTTATTGCTGGCCGTCTTGGTAAAGATCAGATGGGTGGTAAGAAAAAAGTTGATGAGAAGAAAATGTATGAAGGTTCACCAATGGACTCCGATGTTGTCGGTGGTGGATCCGTAACCAAAGATAACAAGCCAGTTGTTTCTTCAACAGCACCACAAGTAAATACATCAGGTCCATCTTCTTCTGATAAAGCAGGCCTTGCTGCTAAAATCGGTGCTATGAAAGAAGATAAGTTGGATGAAATCTCAAAAGAACTAGCTGGCCGTTATATCAAGAAGGCTGACTATAAGCGTTCCGATTCTTCTTTTCAGTCTGGTAAAGTATATGGTAAAGAACTTGCCACAAAGAAAAGAACAAAGCAAGACGTTGAAGATGCGCGTAAACACAATCGTGATTCCTTCAAGCGTGAAAAAGGCATCAACATGGCGGTTAATAAACTAACAGGTCGTGCTAAGGTTCAGGCTAATGAAGAAGT